TAGTAGGGAATGGGACCGCATCATGGAGAGCAGTGTCCGTGGTGCCGTAGCTGGCGGTGGGTTTGGTACTATTGGTGGCGGTGTACAGGGTGCGCGAGAGAAGTCTGCTGCGAGGCGAGAACAAGCTGCTGTTGAGCAACGCGAAAGGGAAGCCGCTGAAGAAGCCGTTAAAGCTGAAGCTGAGGCTGCGCTAGTAGCAGAGATAGACACAATACAAGGCCAATCAGAGCAGGGTGATTTATTCGGTGCCCCTGTAGCTTCTACTTTAGTGCCGCCTGCCCGCCCCGAGGGAGAATCGGAAGTCACAGCTAGTGAAGCTAGGTATATGGCAGGGCGACCTGTACCTGCAACTCCGATTGCTAAATTTACTGACGCGGAAGTGCGCACAGAAGCAAAGCGCAGAGCCAGTGTTAAAAAGACGGAAGAATCAGTAGAGTTTGCTAACGTATGGAAGGACGTAAAAGAAGCCCGCGCTGCTGAGGCAGAGGCTATAGGCAACAAGATAAAAGCTCAAGTAGAAATGTTTTCTCCTAAAGGTAATTTGACTAACGCGGTTGCTAGCCAAAACACAGAGATTAACGCTCTTGAAAAACAAGAAAGGGCCAAGAACAATGCTGATTTAAATAAGCTACGAAAGGAACAAGCTGCTGCTCGAAAAGCACTAGTCGCTGCCACCAACAAAGCAAAGATAGCTAAAAATAAAGCACTGCAAACCGATAAGCAAGCCGCATTTTCGTTTGAGCCTAGCGCAAAAGAGACAGCAGAAGCAGTTGCAAAGCAAGCCGCAGAGCGCGAAGCAGCCGTTATCAGTGAAGCGGAAAACATAGTTCGGACGCGTTACGCTGACACGAGGAACGAGGAAGGTACTCCGCTAAACTTAGCGCCCCCCAGCGCTGATACCGTAGCGGCAGATGTAGAAATCGAAGCAGACATAATACGTAACCGTGCCCCAGCAGAAGAAGCTAGGCAGGGTAATTTGCTAACAGGAGAACTGCCCGGCGAACAAACTCGCGCCCCGCTTGTTGGTAAAGACCTTAATAAGTTTATTAATAACTTGGGCCTGCCTGCAAACCAAGCAAACAAAACAGCTTTGGCAGGGCTTGATCTCGCTATTCCTGAGCAACGTGCTACGGCAATAAAAAACTTAGAGGCGAAAGCAGAAACTGCTAACGGGGCGAACGCTACTAAACTAGCCGCTGCTATAGCACAGCTGCGTGGGACATCTACTACAACAGCACCAGCACCTGCACCAGCACCTGCGCCAGCGGTGGAAGCCGAAGTAGTAGAGGAAGTAGCAGTAGATAAGAAAATAGCTGAGATTGTAAGGCAGGTGGACGCGGGTTTGATTAATGTTGCAGAGGGGAACAGATTAATATCCGCAGCTAGTTCTGCCGCGAAGATGGCTTCAGTTAGAAACCCACCTGCTAACGACATACCCCCTGAAGCTTTTGCCTACTTCCCCGACGGTAAAATTACTGATGCGGGCATTAAACAGCTTGCGATAGCGCAGGCAAAGAATTTAACTAAGTCGAAAGCTGTAAGAGACACTACTGACGTAACCAAAGCTTTTAATTGGTTTATGAACGAAGACAATACCAGTGTCACAGATGCACACTTAGATACATACCAGAAGGCTCTTACTAGCTATAGACTCAAAGCGCCCATATACGAAGGCGCTACCTTCGATGCTGAAATTAGCAACCTTGCAGAGCGCGGACAACTCGCACCTTTGCTAAACAAACTTATTCCTTCGCAGCCCGCAGAGATAAAGCGCATCTTGCAGAAAGTAAGAGCGATGAAACTAACTACCAAAGTAGTAGTTGGGCCTACTCCAGAAGGTACTAGCGGATTCTATGACGCTGCCACTGATGTAATTACACTCGACCCGACAACGGGTATGAACGAGCATACTTTCTTACATGAAACTGCACACGCTGCTTTAGCACAAGCAGTAAGTAATCCTGACCTTGAAATTACGAAAGAATTCTTTAAGTTTTTCTCTGACATACAATTACAGATGGGCGGTTTTTACGGCGGGCAGAACCTGCAAGAATTTGTAGCAGAAATACTGGGCAACCCAGAATTTAGAGCACTGTTGCAAGCAACTAAAGCGCCTAAAGCGCCTACTAACCAGAACATGCTAACTCAGATATACGACTCCATACTGCGCTTCTTCGGGTTCCGTAAAGGGCAAAGTGCATATGACAAAGCTCTGGACTTCATAGACAAATTGCTAGATGTAGCACCGGGATTAGAGCCTACGCTACAAGATAAACTCTTTCTTGGCACACCCAAAATGGGCGCGGAAGCTACATCTCAGATACTAAATAGCGCCCCTGCCTTTGTAGGAAAGAAAGTGGACAACGTGCGAAACGCCATGTCCAGAGTGTACAGCGGAGATGGAGGCGGTACTTTTATATCCAATGTGCTCAGTGCATTCCGTCTACAAGATATGGTGAAGATGACCGCTAAACAATTCCCCGCGCTCAGCAGAAAAATTAAAGCTTTGCAAGAGGCTTTAATACGGCGGCAAGGGGAAATGGATAAGAAGACAGAAGCAATAACAGCTAAGTACACAAAACTTGAGCGGATAGCTAAGAAATACCCCGAGCAAATGTTGAAACTAAATGAGATAGCGCAGGCGGCTAAGAGAGCTGGCTTTGACTTGCTAGGCATAGAGGACATAAAGCGCTTTGATAAGAATGCGTTAACTCCTGAGCAACAAAAAGAGTACGCGCAGTTAAGCAGTCAGTTAAAGAATTTGCCTAAAGAAGTGCAAGACGCTTACTCCATAATAGTCACCTCGCTCAGAGAAAGGTGGGTAGAGTATAGAACTTTGGTACTTGGTAAAGCAGAAACTAAAGCGCAGAAGAACGCACTAGAACTGCTGTTTGATAAAACCGCGCCGCTTATAGGCTATGTACCTTCTAAAAGATTTGGGGACTACCACCTAGAGTACACTGACAATACCAAACCTAAGGGAGAGCGGGTGGCTACCGCTTTTGAGTCCCCTAAGCAGAGGCAAGATTTTGAAGATGCTAATGCGAAAGACATAAAAGGAGATGTTAAACGCGCTGACAAACTAGAAGACATTAGATATAGACCTAGTGACCATCCTTCAGACAGTTTAATAAACCAAATAATGGAAGCAGTGCCTGCTGAGTATAGGGATGAAATATACCAAGCGCACTTATCCTTTATGCCTAAAGAATCTATATTGCAGAACACTAAGCGGTACGAAGGAACAAAAGGAGAGTCAAAAGATATACTACGCTCGTGGGCTGATACCATCACACGCGTTTCTAGCAAGGTAAACTCACTTCAGTATAGCCCGCAAGTAGATGGGGCGTTGTCTGAGATAAACGAAACAGAAACAACAGGTCTGGGCGGAGCATTTCGTAATGAAATACTAAAGCGTAGAGACTTCATGCTTAACCCTACGTACAGCAAGATGACGAGCAGGTTTGCTACTGGCGCTTACAGTCTCTTCCTTCTGGGCAACATATCGTCTGGACTAGTTAACACCAGTGCCATACTACTTCTTACTTACCCCAGACTGGTAGCACGTTACGGGTTTAACGACGCTAATACAGTACTACTTAGCGCTATGAAAGAAGCTCTACCCTCGTTCGTGGCTAAAGAAAAACGAGCAGAGGAAGGCTTACTAAAATATAAGTGGCAATCTGATCCTAAGTACAAAGTCTTACTAGAGGCTTTAGAAGACAGGGGGCAGCTCAAACACACGCTGAACCGTGAGATAATGGAAGGGGCTAGAAAAGATACCGTAGACTATAACTCTAAAGCAGCTAAAATGATGAACCTGCTTAGTGTACCAATGTCAGGTACAGAAAAGTACAGTCGCGCTACTACAGCACTAGCAACATTTAACTTGGCGAAGAAAAAAGGTAAGTCAGATGCAGAGGCAGCGGCGGAAGCCGTCAATACAGTAATAGATGTGCATACCACAGGCATGGCAGCGGAAGGCCCGCGTTTGATGCAGCATGACGTTGGGCGTGTAACGTTCACGTTTAAAAGTTTTATATGGAACAGCGCTATTTTTACAGGCATGAATTTTTATGACTCGGTATCCAAAGAAGATACCGCCACGAGAGCTATGGCACGTAAACAGTTACTTGGCATCTATGCTATAAGCGCGGCGCTCGGGGGCATAAACGGATTACCTTTTTTCGGAGCCGGAGCTACCCTTGCTAATATCCTAGAAGCTCTAAATCCGTTTGACGATGACGACGAACCGTTTAATGCCAAAGAAGAGATACGTGCCGTTACCAATGAGCTAATGTATAAAGGCCCACTTAACTACGTTACTAACCTAGAGTTCTCTAACCGCATCGGACTTGCAAACGGTATGTTATTCCGTGAAGACCCGTATAGCGTCGAGGAAAGGGGTTATATGATGACCGCCCTAATGCAAGCTTTAGGCCCGGTGGGGAGCTACGGATTTAACATTGCTACTGTGCCGGGGCTATTAGCGGAGGAAGAATACATCCGTGCCGCAGAAGCTATGTCTCCCAGTGCAACGCGTAACTTAGCTAAAGCTAGTAGGTATTTCCTAGAAGGCGCTACAACCAGAAGAGGAGTGTCACTAGAAACTGATATAAATGGCTACAATTTATTTATGCAAGCGTTCGGGTTTAGCCCTGCGGACTTAGCTAGTCTGTATGAAAACCGTTCTATGGCGTTAAATTTCCAGACTAAACAGAACAAACGTTTAACTAGGATAAAGAAAAAATATTATATAGGTATCGAAGCTGGAGACAGTGTAATTATAAGCGAAGCAGTTGAAGAACTTAACGAAATGAGAATGGAATTTCCTGCCCTAGCAGACAATAAAACGTTAGCGCGTTCTTACAAGTCTAGGAAAGCCTACGAGCAAGAGCTAATACTAGGGCTAAGAATACAAAAAGCGTACCGAGACCCGATAAACGAGCGGTTCTTAGACGAGTTTATAGACTAGACTCGCCACACGCGGATGCCTCGCACACTGTCTTCTATTACTATTTTAGTAACTACTTTGTACTTTAGCCGCTTAGTTTCTTTTACTATTTTCTGGCGTGCGGGGGTGGGACTAAGGCACGGTATAAAAAACGACGCGCCTGCCTTAAATCCCTTCCAGTTAATCTGGTACTTCACCCTCTCCACTTCCATCTTCACTTCCCTCTTCAATATATTTCTGCATGGTTTTTCCGCCTTGGAAATCCGCGTGCGAAGAGTCTATCCATATACAACGAGTTACACCCGTCGCCATAGGTAGCCCTTTGCCCATGTCTTTATTAAACACCCTAATGCACGCACCAGAAGCTGTAAGCTCTTTTATCAGCTTGTTATAGTCTACCTGCCGTAGTCCTATATCTTCCTTAAACTTACCGACTGGTATGTAAGTAATTTTAGTGTCAGGTTCGTGACGCATAACAAGAGGCCCACGAGGTTCTTGAATTGGCCGCTTTAACTTACTAGTCCTTTTATCTACCCCTGCATCAATCACTAAGCAATTATGGATATGTTTTGATACGAACTCTGATATTACCGCTGGGTTGCCGTCGGAAGGAGCTACTGTTTCTTTTCGCATGTTTATAAGAACAGGAGATACCCTGTGGAATATGCGTTTCATATTGAAATTAATAAGCCCAATCTCAGTAGCAAGTATCCCCGCAGTTATATTAGCTGCTAGAATAGCAGACCAGTTTCTTTCCCGTTGTGTAAGGCGTAGTTCTTTGTCTATCTTGCGTTGTACTCCCTTCAAAGTGTTCAGCATGTGGTCTGGGCGCGACATTACGTACTGAATAAAGGGAACAATCGCGTGACCAAAGTTCTCATTTAGTTGGAGGTCAAACATATCTTTGCCCTCCTGAGTAGAAACTATATTCAAATCTTGGTAGTCCAACACAAACTCAATTATACGCATTAGCTCGCCGTCAGGTGCATTCTTTGAGTTCATTAGCTTTTGGTAGAACGAAGCGTTAGAAGAAGTTAAGGTTATGTTGCGCCAAGTAATTTCGTTTTTACGGTTGGCGTTGATGTGCATTTGCGCTTTCTCTTTGCCCTTGCCCTGAGAAGCAGCGTATGCAAACTTACCTATCTCTTCATCTTTCAAGTTGGTGAGTTCGTCCATAGTATTTACTATGTTGTTTAGCGTGCCTAGCTTGTTTACCCTGCCTACAGCGGTATCGTCAGGCGTACCTAACATCATTTCAGGATCACCCGCTATGCTATTTGCCATACGAAGTACGGTGGTTTTGCCTGTACCTGCATGAGGATGCACCAAGTTTATAATCGCGCCCTTCTGCCCAGTAAACTTTAACAGTGCTGCACCAAACCCACTTAGGGCCGCAAACGCTTGTATTTCTAGCCCCTCTCTATTGTATATGTTAAACACCTCTTGCCACTTCTCTAACGTGCCCCTCGGTTCAAGGTATCTACTATATGCGTCTGTTATAGTAGAGGGAGGAGAATGGTATTCGTTATCAACTGTTACTTCTCTTTCGCCAACAATAAACTTAGTGTCGTTGTCGGCCCAACCAAATTGAACGCGCATTAGGTCCGCCTTATTTTGAGATTGTAAATTTTTAACTGCATCTATAATATATTTGTGAAGTAGCGCAGCATTTTCCTTGCCTGCTACAACCCCGTGCTTAGCAAGTAGCCTAGACAACTCCCTAGGTTCTAACTTTTCATTCGGCACAGTGAACTCACGCACGCCGTCACGAGGAGTATGTAGTTTAAATATAGAAACATCCCCGTCGTTTGGGTCTACCATACGTTGCTCAATGTACAAGTCGTACTCGTAAACCAGCTTAACCTCGTCCTGAACTTCGATAAAAATACCGCCGTTTTCCCCTCTTACGTAGCTGCCAAAGTATTTATGGGGGCTGGACTTACTTACTTTTATTATTTGTCCTAGGTTAATAGGACTAGTTACTTTCCCCTTGTGCTTGCACCCTTTACAACCGCCGGTGTTGTTCCCCTCGAACTCTTCGCAAGAGTGCGGTCCCTTGATGCCTTCCATCTTTTTTTCAGTAGCCTCGGCGCTGTAATCAGGGTGTCCTTGAGATAAAGTATGTGCAGCTTTTGCACGATCTTTACAAAACTTAGCAACAGACAAAGCGTTAAACCAACGAGGCTCCGCCAGTGTTGTTCTGTTTCTCAAAGAGTCTTGCAACTGCAAGCACCCATCGGTACGGGTTACTATTTTTTTAAACTCGTTATCGTAGTTCCCCTGTAATAGTTGCTCCAAAGGGTCAAGTTCTCTGGGGCTTTTTTGCACCACGACTGCGTTAGCATCGACACCTAAGATGTCTCTAAGTTCTTCGGGTGTAATGCGCTCTGGTGCGCTTCGTCCGGCGGCAGGCCACAGTACCTTTACTAAAACAGGGGGATCGTACTTATAATTGTATGTTCCCGGCACTCTAAGCACACGAGACGAGTCAAAAACATTTGGGTCAGCGTAAAACTTTTGAGTTGCACAGACTTGCTTTAAGCGATCTATAATGGGTTGCCAACTGTCTCTAGGTACTTCTTCAGTCAACGCCCAGTACGCGTGTATACCACCACCCGAGTCTATTACAGCAGGTATTGGTAGCCCCGTCGTCGTACAAAAACTTTTTAAAGCAATCTGTGCTTCTCTTTTAGTTGCGTAGCCTTTAGGTAGTCCAGTAGAAGATTCGTTTTCAACCTTGTCTGGACCACAGTCTAAGTCTACCCATATGGATTGCAAAGACTCTACGTCTTCAGCTTTCCTGCCTGAGTTATTTAGCTTCGCTAAAGCGAAATAGACGTTCGCATCTTGCTCTACAAAATGCTCGACTAACTCGTCTACCTCTTCTCTATCGCTAGTAAACTTAGGGCGAAAACTATTGTCTGCACCCATGCCAACCACACAATAGATGCCGCCCTTGGGGACAACATAGTCTATGAGGTTGAAGTCAGTCATTGTCGCCTATACTCAGCTATTAATATTTTTACCGCGTCTTTTAAGTCTTCGTTCGGCTCATGCGCGCCTGTAAACCAGTTATAAACAGTTTGCCTGCTAACTCCTAGCTGGAGCGCAACTTCGGCCACGGGAACTTCCTTTCGGATGCACACGCGACCTAGCTTTACTCCAGACAAGGAACCATCAGCCTGTTTGTTCATAGTACTGAGCCGTGTTGTATAGCCGTAGCTCATTAGTCTTCATCGCCCCATAGTTCAACAATGTCAGCCATATCTTCGTCTTTAACAGGAGCAGCGGCTTTTTTACTCTTGCGCTTAACGGGGACAACAACTTCTTCAGGCTCGTCGAACAAATCGAGTTGCCCAACAGGTTCTGCTTTCTTTGGCGTTTCCTCTGCTGCAAACATATCTTCTTCAGCTTCTTCCGTAAACATATCCGTAGCATCTCCGCTAGTAAAGCCGTCTTCTTCCCCGAAAGGAGATGGTGGCTTGTACGGTAAGTACTTAAGCACCTGTACACCGCGTAGTCTAAGAGATACACCTGTAGTCGCCATTTTGTAGGGGATTAATTCAACTGCTACGTTTACTGTGCTACCAGTAGTGAGCATAAAGTCATTACCTAGCCTAGCGTTCTTAGCGTCGAACTGTGCAGGCGGCTCTGTAACACTACCGCTATACGCAGCTTTAAGGCTCGACTTGCCAAGAAAAGTACCGTCTTCTTGCTTTTTAAAAGGCATTTCCAGCTTCTCGGGCCACGAATCATCACGGCTTTTAGCATCGGTGTATGCACCCTGCATGAGTTTATACAAAGCTTTGGCTTGCTTAGGGGAAAGAGTAAAGTCTAACTCGTATCGCGCACCGTCTTCAGTCGGGTCACATGGAACGCTTTTGCCGTTTTTCCCTGCTTTATTATCAAACCGATAAGGCTTGTCTAAACGCGGGTAACGAGCTTCTACGCCCTTAACTATGTGAGATTGATTAGCCATAAATAGTTCCTCTGTGTTTCCTATAAAAGGATTGGTTGGTTGTGGGGCAGTTTTAATAAGCTGCTTCACGGTTGCAAGTTCTTCCTCGGCTAAAGGTCGAACTGGTTTAAAATATACTTGGTGGGAGTTATAGCTTTCCACAAAGTACAATTCAGTTAAAATGTTTTCTACTTCTTCTTCGTTCCGTTCTAAATATTCTATGTACTTGTACCAACTTAGCCTGTTAACTGTTTTAGAGAAAAGGCTGAGCGCACCTATGCGTAGGTCGCACATTATGTTGTCTTCTGGAAACGCCAACGTCAGTACAGTGTAAAACTTACAAGCCGCACCTCGGCTGTACCCCCCACGTTTTATGCTCTGCGTGCAGTCCATGCACCGGCTTGCCTGTTTGTTGCTGGCTGCTACTTTAGCATCTGGAGCCGTGCCGTCGGTAGACCAACAGACTAACTGGCTTCCTTGGTAGTAGTTCCTAGACAGAGTACCTCTAGCTACTATCACTACCTCTACAGAATCTGAGAGGGAGTTGGTCCGTGGGTGTACGAAACACCCATTGTTAGCCTGTAGTCTTATCATTTCTTAGTTGGCTTTCTCACGGAAAGAATATACTTACGGTTGGTCTGTAGTCCGACTGGCATCTGGTCTGGGTTATCTGCCAAGAATTCTTTGTATACGCTTCTCTAGTAAGTGGAACGCATCATTCTCTTTGATAAACTTGTGCATTTCTTCCCAGTCACTCGTCCAAAAATTAGTTTGCACTCTGCGCGTTACCGTACCTGCGGGTGTTTTTAAACTGTCTAAATTTTGTTCTTCACAGAGGTCGAGCAGTTCTTGGTTTACCCGTTCTTGCTGTGTTTTTATTGTTTTTATTTCTTCTTCTTTTTCTTTCACTGCTTCCCGCATCTTGATGTAGATAGCGGCTAATTTGTCTGCGGTATTTTTCATAGTTCCTCCTAATCGTAGGGGGAGCTAGTATGGATCAATCTCTTTTACAATGTCAAGCATCTATTTCTTGTTTATACAAATCAATTATTTTAACGTGGTTTTCTATATTAGACCGCAGCATGTTGTACAACTTGCGTTCAACCGCACTACCTTCTATATGCACCACAGTCATTGGGTTGTGTTGGCCGGGCCTGTCTATACGAGCGTTAGCTTGCAAGTACGTCTCTACGCTTGTAACGGGGGCGTACCAGATTACTGTGTTAGCTGCCGTCAACGTCAGGCCGTGTGAAGCTGCCTGCGGCTGGATTATTAGCACTCTAATCTTATCTGTGGTCTGGAAGTCTTTTATTATTTCACTGCGTTTATTTACCGAAACCTTCCCTGCTATTATTTCAGAACTTATTTTATTCTGGTTAAGAAATTCTTTAAGCAATTCAATGGTGTGGGTAAAGGGTACAAACACCAGAATCTTGTGCGACGATTCATCTATTACTTCTTTAACTACCCGCAGGCGATTGCTTACGTCAAACTCAATAACTTGTCTATCGTCCGTGTAGACCGCACCGCCTGATATTTGTAAGAGTTTGTTTAAGTTAGTGGCTGCGTTAACAGATGTAACGTACTCTCCGTCCGCTTCCATAACCATGCGGTCTTTAAGCTGCTTGTAGTAGGTGGCTTGTTGCTTAGTAAGAGGGGCTTCTCGGTCTACGAAAGTAACACTGGGTAGGTCTAAGCACTGGTCTTTCTCAAACCGAATAGCAGGCTGCAAAGCTTTATGCACTATGTCACTAGACTCTGGCTTAGGCCGCCATGTGTACTGGGAGACTTTGTACATTACTTGATCTTTGAACTGCCCAAAATAACGTGGGACTTTATTGGGGCTTACCAACTTAGCTAAACCAAACGCATCCACTGGAGATTGTGCTGCTGGAGTACCTGTAAGCATCCATAACCATTCCATCCCGGCAATTAATTTGTTTAACATTTTCCAACGATTAGTCTGTGCGTTCTTATAGGCGTTAGCTTCGTCTATCACAATAAGATCGAAGCCTCCTTTCACAATGTCGTCTCTGACTACAGCTACACCATCAAAGTTTATAATTACAAACTCAGACCCTGCATTAATTATCTTCCTACGTTGGGCAGCGGTGCCATGTGCTACAGAACAAGTGCGGTGCATAGCAAACTTGAACAAGTCTTCTTGCCATGCGGATTTCATAATAGACAGAGGGCATATTACTAACACACGTTTAATTTTCCCCTGCTGCATAAGGTAATCAGCAGCCCAAATAACAGATGCTGTTTTACCAGTGCCTTGCTCGTTAAAGCAGAAGGCTTTTTTGTTTAGCGTTAAGAAAGAAGACGTTTTCTTTTGGTGGTCAAAAGGCGTAAAGCGCCCCGACCATTCATAGTCGCGCCCTATGGGGGAAGGTACGTCTTTAACACCTAGCCTTGTTAGAATCTGTGCTTCTTTTAACGCCCAACGTATTGCTACTTTAAAAGTGCCATCGTTTTGATCGACTACTTTATGGTTTTTTATTCGCTCCGTTACGAGGTGCGGCTTTGTAGTCCTAAATATTATGGCCTTATCTTTTACAATCTTCATGCTTTACCTGAGTTCTTTTTCATAGCGCCAGTACTAGTACGTGCGTAAGACCAGTTGTCTTTAGCCTTCTTGACCGAAAGATTACTAGTTTCTGCGCTACCTCCTTGCGACAGGGGCACGACGTGGTTGACGTGCTTGCCGTCTCCCTTACTTACTCTACCCGCTGCCTCCATAGTCTTTCGGCCTTTATTACGCGCTGCGCGGTTCTTCTTTTGCTCTTCAGTGCCTTGGTAGTTATCATATTCCTTTCTATAATTTCTTGGCTTTTTCATTGCTTAGCTCCCGTTCTTAATGCAATTTTGTTTCAATCGCCCCCGGACCTTTAGTCCATTTAGGGCTAACTTTGGACTCTTCTACCCTATTGGCGTAGGCTAAAATCTTTTTGTTCCTAGGCATAAATAGTTCGTCGGGTATAGGGTGGTTTGTCGCAACTACAGCAGCGAGTTGGAAAGTAAGGTACGGATAGGTTTCTGACCAGTGGCTATACATATCCATAGCTAAATCTTTGCCTTCGTAATTACCGTCTATAAAAGTTTTATCCTCTATGTCTACCAGTATTGCGTATCTCATTGTTTATCTCCTGTTGTGTTCACAGCTAGTTACTGGGCAGTATGCACACAGTGGGCCGTCCACCGCGTTCCACACATCGTGTTCTTCAGCAGAGGCTAAAGCCTCTAGAGGCCCGTCGAAGGTAGTGTATAAAAGTTCTTGCTCGTCTCGTGTATGTACTTTGTTTATAAAATCGTTGCTAACTACATACAGCAGCGCAGATTTTATGTATTGCACCTCGGGGAAGTAAGTAAACGTCGCAGCCGCTAACATATCGAGTTGCTTAGTGTCTGCATACTTTGCGTTTTTACCTGTCTTATAGTCTACCAAGTACGCTTTTTCCCCATTGACTATAAGCAGGTCGGCAATGCCCCGAAACCATACGTCCGTAGCAAAGAACTTAGTTCTCTTATGTTTTTCTCCGTCGTAAGAGATGCCAAACCTTATCTCACAATGCTTCTCCCCATTGATGTTAGATAAAGAGTTTAGTATTGGGTTCATGTAATCGAATTTCTTAGGGACTTCAACTCCATTTTTAATAAACTCTTCTGCTGCTTTATGCACCTCGTTGCCGTAGTACATAGCTGAACTGCCCTTGTCCTTTACGTCTTTAGCTACCTTCAGATGGTAATACTTCTTAGGACATTGCTTAAACGTACTTAAGCTGCTGTAAGACCAAGCTGTCATATTATTGTTCCTTTCTTGGTGCGGGTAATTTTTGGACGATTGCGAGTTTCCCATGTAGGCTGCCCTACTGAGTCATAGGCAGAAGCATCGCGTGCGAACTGGCGAACTTTACCGCCCTTAACTAAATAATCTTTTATGTCTTGCGCTAATTTCTCGCGCTGTAATTCTTTCTCGCCCTTCGCCACTAGCCGCCTCCTTTCTTATGTATGAATCTTTGTAATTGTGGGGGCGATGGTTGTCTCTCTTAGAATCGCTTCTTCAAAGTAATGGCACTTTAAGCAGTACCACCCCACTCGTTTCTTTTCCTGCATGTTAAGCACTTGCTCAGAAGTTTCTTTACACTTAGGGCATACGTTAGTACTCAGATCATCCGGCATCTAAAAGTGCCTCAAGACGCTTTTCCAAATCTTCTAGCCTAACAACAACGTCCAACAGTTGCTTTCCTAGCTCTACCATTTCTTCGCCGTCTTCTTCGCTAAGTTCTATTACTATTTTCATTCATCATCCCACTTAGACATCGCTTCATCCGCTGCACGTTCAGCCATCTCTTGCCTACGCTCCGCAGGGTCTACATAATCTTCTTCTTGTGTGTTTAGGTATTCTTCTAGCTCTACCATTACTCTATCTCTAGCCATCATCATTCTCCTAAGCTAACTACAGGCATTGCGGGTAGGTAATGGAACAGTATGTCACTGTCGCACTCTATACTGACCCGCACCGTATCTGTCTGTACGTAGTAGGTTAGTGTAGGTTCTTCTGCTATGACGCAGTTGACGTTATCAACTTTGATAACCACGGGCGGCAGTTCTTCTACTTCCTCTACTACAATAGCGGCAAGCTCTTTCTCGGCGGTGCGTGAACCAACTGCTACGAAGGCGGGGAAGGTAATTAAGCCCAAAGCCAGACTGGCAGCTACAGCAGCGGCTACGAGTAAAAGGTATCGCCGGTTGTCTTTCCAGTAGTTTGATTTCTTATTTGTTGTTGCCATTATTATTTCCTCTCAATCCAGCCTAAAGTTGCCCATCTTTATTGTATTGAAGGTAACGATTTAGTATATGCCCGACAACTTGCGCATTACTTAGACCCTCAAACCCAGTCATCGCTGACACTACTTCTACAGCAAGGCGTAGGGTAGTGGTCTTAACTGGGACGGCGGTGGATGTTTCTTCGCTATCTCTTCCGACTTGGTAGTTAGGCGTAGAGCTTTTGGGTATCACCTTCTTAACTGGGACGGGTATATCGAGAGGCAGCGCAGCTCCCTCTTCCGTCTTTCCTTTCGCCTTTCTTTTTTCTTGTCGCTGTCTAACGTCTTCGGCTACTGCTTTTTCGTGCCCCTTAGCTAAACTTCTAACCTCTTCTATTGGCATACAATACGCTTGGTCGCGTGTGCTCTTATAGTCTTCGTCATTAGTAGTCGTGAGCTTAGCTATTACGTGTGCCATAGCCCTCTTTTCATCGTTCCAAGCAATCTGCTGAGCAAGCGCGTATTCTCTTGCTTTCGGAGACTGCCCCCGACTGCGCTTAGTCTTAGCCTTACCCTTATTCTTATGGTAGCTAAGTGAAGCCTTCGCGTTATGCAACTCTCTCTCTAACTCTTCTACAGTTTTACCCATCATCATCATCCTCTTTTAGTTTTAAGTAAAGGTGCGTGGCCTGTAGGGCACTGTTGCTCCCCCAATTCGGAACCCCAATGCCCTACTCACACGACTAGCCTTAGCGCGGCTTACTCGGCAACGCATCTCGCAGGAAGTGCTAGGATAATGATAAAAACCTAACACCGTGGGCGTGATCGTTAACTGAGGGTGTTTTGCTGAATATGCCCACCGCCCACTGGGACATCGGGGTAAAGAAGCAAACCCCCCATACAAAAACTTAACACTCTCCGTAAGAAGCCCCGTAACCACCCTCGCAATCTAAGGGTAAGTCAAGCGCCCATGTAGGTCGCACCCGCATAATTTTCTCGACCCGCTGCATTGCTTCTTCTACTTGCGCTTCCCTAGCGAGGCAACCAATCGCATCATGCACGGTCATCACTACTTTATATTTTTTAGCCACCCTAAGAAGCTGCTCACCAATAACATTACGGGCTAGGGCTTGGCATACATTCTCTATTACTTTACCGCCGTATATTCTGTTGGGGAGTATGGCCCTGCCTTTGCGCGTGTCGTACACCGTCTCGTCGTACCCGCCTTCTTCTTCCGGTTCTTGAACGCGCAAATTGGGGTACTTTATATACAGTCCGTTCGGCAGCCGTATACCTCTAGTGCCTTCCACAGAAAGAATACCCTCCCTCCCTAAGCCGTCTACCTTATCTTGCATCATTGTCTTCAGAGCTTTGTTGGCCTCACGCCATAGTGCAGGTATCGCGGGGTAGGTTTCACGGTACACTCTGATAATACGTTCACATTCTTCTTCAGCTAAATCTACCCCAAAGTTTTTTAGCTGCGCGCGGAACTTAATGTGCCCCATGCCGTAGCCTGCACCTAGTATCGTAGTCTTGCCTACAAATCTTTCTTCCTTAGTTATATCTGTTTCCACCTTACCGTATATAGCGGATGCCATAATCTTATACACGTCATCGCCTCGGTCGAACGCCTCTATCAGGCTCTCCTCTTCCGCAAGCCATGCTAGGGTACGAGCTTCAATCTGAGACAGGTCACAGTCGATAAACTTATACCCGTTAGGGGCGCACATAGCCTTCTTGAGCCTAGAGCCGCGAGGCAGATTCTGCATGTTGATCTTATCGGAGCCGCCCCACCGCCCTGTATGCGCTGCGTAGTAACGTAATGGGATAGGCAACGGCCCACGGTTCGCTATATCTATGAAACGCTGAGTTCTAGTTTCTTCTATAGTAGACCTTACTCCTAGTCTAGCAGCTACAAGGGCTTGTACTTCGGGGTTTGAGTGTTCCTTTAGCTCCTTAAACGCCTCGTCCGTCTTTGCGAAGGCGAAAGTCTCCTTGCCTGTAGTAGGGCTTAGCTTCATAGGCGGCTCTATACCGTACCCACGCAGCAGCTCAGCAAATTGGGGGTTACTTGTTAACTTCTTTTTCTCGTGCTTAACCTTAGCCATTAGCTCTTCTTTAATATCTACAACTTCTTTTAGATGGCCGGTAAGAATTTCTTTATCCAGTACCAAAGCAGGCTCACTAAACATCCGCGTTGTGAGATCAATTAAATTAAGTTCAAACCTAGGAAAATCTTTGGCTAATACTTTAAATAACTTATGAGTTAACGCTACGTCCTGTATGCAGTAGCCGCCATAAGCAGCTAACTCTTCAGGGGAAAAGTCTAAACGTTTCTTACCTATTGCACTGTGTACTTCTGTACCCTTAGCACCCAACTCGTAGTACTCAGAGAGCGCGGCTAGGCTTCCCCCTACTTCAATAGAGTGTGTAGCGCGTGACATTGCTAGAGTGTCTGCAATTTTCTTAGGCTTAATTCCAAAGTGCCAATTAAGAATCGCCATGTCGAACATAGCGTTGTGTGCTAGCGCAGCGGAGTTTGCCCAGTCAAACTGAGCTAAAAATTTAGCGGTTTGTTTTTTAGTTCCCGAAAACCAGTCTGGTGCAGAGTCTTCATCTTGATGATAGTTGTCCCTGCTGACAACTTTAACAGCTACCCCAATCACTTGGAACCTAGGGTCACGGACGTACTCTTCAGTCGTAAGTTTACTAAGCCCATACTCTTTAGAGTAGTATGTCTCGAAGTCTATAATCAGTAAGTCCATCGTGCGTATCCATATCCATCACAGTTTTTAAAATAGTTTCAAGCTCGGCTAGATTGTGTTCGTTAGTCACACAGGAAATCCCACCAGCTTTTATAATAGCTGCAAGTTCTCTCTCTTGCAGGGGGGTTGGTTTATTCTTACCCGCCTTACATTCTATGCCAATAAAGTATCCTCGGTAGCAACATACAACGTCGGGCACTCCGCTCCTACCCATGCCGTAAGAAGCGGGAAAAAAGTAATACGCGCCTTGTTCTTTAAGCAAACGTACAACTGCATTCTTAACTTTCTTCTCAGGAGTCATAGCCATTTAAAGAGAATAGCTTATCAGTTGGACTTTGTAAAGCCCAAAAAAAGCCCCGCATTAAGCGAGGCTAAATAAAGATCAACCTACATTATGTAGGTTAAATATTTTTGTACTTACTTTCTTCTACATGTTCCTCCAGTACACGCCGCATCTCTGCTGTGTAGCTGGTGTGCAGTTTAAAGTAATCTACCACATGCTCTGGTAGTCGCACATTAATGTGTAGCATGGCAGGTTTTGTTCCCTTGCCTCTACGCTGCTTAGTGTCCGAACTCATTTGCTATCTCCTCTGTTATCCAATAGTAGCCCCGTTCATACTTGTAGCCCATGCCACTGATAAAGCTGTTGTCCTCAGCAATTTTTAACATACCTAACGCCCCTCGTACTTTGTCCGGTAGTTCATGCCTTACATATTTTCTAACAGTGGTAGCATCTTTTTTCCACGTATGATACTCCTCCTTCGCCTCGTTTATTGATACGAACAGCCCTCCTCCTCTTTTTTGGGCTGAGTGCAAAGTACCCATTAGCTTCAGGTCATCCGAATAGGATTTGTACAATGCCATAGGATTAGGATTCTGTTGGTTTTCAACCAAGCGTTCCATAGACTCAATAAAGGTAGTATTATTAGCCTCTATTTGTTCGCGTACAAAGCTAACTACTTGCGTCTTAGCCATATAGAGCTTATTTTGCGTTTGGTGCAACCCACTACCCGCCTGCAAAATAATAACCGATGCTTTATGTGTTATAGCTTCTAGGGCAGTCAGACCATAAAAATATTTGGCAATAATAGACTTACCTCTGTCTATTTTTGTTGTCTTCATACTCCCCCCATGCTTACGGGCATCGTGGATTCTATTGTTAGAGAAGTGCATAACAACATCGCTGCTCCCCCATGCAGTCTCTGTGTGCATGTTGCCTACGGATTCACCGTCAGCGTGTACATACAAATTTCTAAACCACGCATAGCGTTTACCGTCGCTGCCCATTGAGTCACCCATCTGCAAACAAAAGGTTAGCCTAGGGAATTTCCTAGCCACTAGTGAAAGAAACGCAAAAACTTTTTCATCAGCTCGGTGGCTTTCACTTACCCCTGCCCAAGTACTAGGATCAGCGCGTTCCCCTGACGGTGAATCCGTCAGCGTGTTGGAAATGTAATAAACATTACTTGGTAGTGTATTAAAATTCCTAAGCTCTAGAGGGTGTGCCTCGTCAGCAAGGGATGCTGCGCGGGGCGCATTTGAATTACGCATCAGTGCTAGCATCGCAGTTACTCGTTCAGCCCGATGGCTGCTGTTAACCTTATCCATAGTGTTCTCCTTACCATTCATATTTTTTAATAATGTCGTCTACTTCTTTCTTAACTTCTTCGCGCACTTCGGGCTGGTCTTTAAACATATCTTTAGTTTTACCATCCATGATTTCTTCTAGCTTCTTGCGCGCTTCTTCTAGCTTAGGGTCATTGGTGAGGTTCATATGTTTTAACATGCGACATAACTCCAGAGGGTTAGATACAAATGTATCATGCCACCGTTTGTCATCCGCGTCCCCTACCACCGCGCACTTCGCACTTATATGCTCTAGCTCTTTGCGTAACCTGTTCTCGTTTTCTTGCACTGCTTCCTGTACCTTGCGTTCTACTTCGGCATCGCATGAAGTGAGTAGCTCCTGCATCTCCTGCTCTGGTAGGTCTATGCAAAGGTGACCGCTATCTGGAACCGGCGCAACGGTAAAGTTCCACGCAAACTTAGCCATTACTTCCGCGACAGGTGGGTAGTCTTCTTCATTGAAAATGTCCCCTCGGTAGTGTCGGGCAGTATCGCGGTAGCTAGAGTATTTGTCTCGAAACTCGGAGTACATCTTCTCAAACTCTTGTCGCTTCCAATTGTGCTGGCTCTTGTACTCTAGGAATAGGCTAGTAGGACAAAGCCTGTACCCTCGATCATCCCACGGCAGCGTCATAGCTGAATGCCAGAGTCTTGCGTGTGCGGCATGTTTCTGTATGTCCTTATGCCCTACCGAACCCACCATCAGGTTGTCGTACATACGCATCGCGCGTGGGTCAGCATTCTTACTTGCTGCTAGCTCTGCCTCTAGCTTCTTGTTGCGCTTACTCGCGCCCCATACACTAATGTTTAACTTAACTAATACTGCACTGTTTGCTATTGCACTCATGTCGTTCTCCTAAGTTCAACCTACATTATGTAGGTTAGTCAATTTGAATTGTCTTGCCCAAGGGCGCTGTTATTTTCTTATGATTCGTTATTGCCCAGAGTAACGGACTAGTCCAGTTGCCCCAGTTATATATCTCACCATCAGTCAGCATAATCACACAGTCTGGCTTGATACCTTTCTCTTTCAAGTACGTAGACACACAAGCGGGGTCAGTACCTCCACCACCGAATGCCCTTTTTATATCAGGGACAGTACTCAGAGTGTCACTGCTATATACCCCGTGGTTTTCTACCTCCCCATCCCAGTCAATCACATGAATCTTATTGATAGAGATAGCTTTAGCAATACCAACGATCTCACTAGTGACAGTCTTAAGCCTGTCCCCGTATAGCATAGACCCAGAGGTATCCCGCCCTATGACAATCTCATTAATACTATTGCCCTGTAATGAAGGCATCAGTATGTCTTGGTGCAAGAATCTACGATTAGGTCTACGCCATGTAGACTGCTCTTTCTTACGGCATGTAGAGTTCATAAACATCCGTAGCAACGCGCGCCAACTAACCTTCGGTGCTACTAATTCACCTAGCCCTAGTGCGTCGTGCAAACCGCCTTCCCCTGCTTTAGCATCTGCATGGATACCTTGGCGTATTGCTTGCGTAATATCCTCGGTAAGCTGCTTACTTTCTTCGGCTGTTAGTTCCTCGGCTCCCTCCCAATCGTGCTCGTCGAAGCCAACAGCTGCGTTATTAGAACCCGTAGTACCATCTCCAGATTCTTTCCCAGATTCTTTTTCGTCTTGCTCCTTCTTAAGCTCTTGGAAGATACGTTTGATAGTCCACCCGTGGTACTTCGGATCATACAAACCCATCTGTTTGCCGTTTTCATCTTCGGGCATCTCGGTCAAAATATGCTTAGGGTCAGCGCACAGAATACGGTCATTGTTCCAGTAGTCAGCTCCCATATTAGTAACCCGCGCATCTTGCTCGGCTAACCTACGGTAAGTAACGAGGTGCATACCTGCCTTATGTAACCACTCATGTACCATGACAAACGCTGCACCCTTGTCCCCGTTGCGTATCTGCTTGAACATGAAGTCAGGATTGAACCAACAGTCTCGTCCGTTAGTAGCTGCTGTGGGTATGTCAGTAGTCAGAAAGGTCTTGCCGTGCATCGCAACACCGCGCAACAAACCAAACTCTTTAGATCGCATTAGGCCAATCTTTATCGCCTTAAATTTTCTATCTGCTAGCATGATAGTTCTCCTTGGTGGAACCTACATAATGTAGGTTCATAGTAAGTCTTCGTTGTCGGCTGTCCATAGAGCGAATTCTTTGTTGTTAAATGCAATCTGCTTATTCTTGTGGCGGCATAGAGCTACACAGAATACGACTTGAAACTCTTCCTCCATGCGTCGCAAGTAGGCGAGGATGCTGCTCAGTGTGTCTTTCTCTACATGCTCCAGTAGCCCGA